CGTGTGTCGGCTGCCGAGTTCAATATCATTACGGACGCGGCCAAACGCTTCGACGTGAGCAAGTACGGTGCGGCACGCATCTCCGAGGGCGGACAGTTGCAGTTCTTCGCCGATGCGGCTTCGATGGCATCGTACGAGGCCGACCCGCAGACCAATGCCGCGCTGCTTCTCAAGTCTCTCTCGCTGCCGACCTCGAATATCGACATCTCGGGCAAGCTCGACAAGGCGGAGTTCTACAAGTATTTCGAGGAGGTCAATATCGGTACGACGGAGGAGCCGGTCTATGCG